CAACCGCTCAGCATTAACAGCAGCACTATAAGACTTTTCTGCCAATGATTTCTCACGCAGTCTTGCCAACTCTTGTACATGCTTATTTAACTTTACCTCGTGTGTCTTTTCAATTTCAGCTCTACGTGCGATGATAGCTTCTACAACCTTTGGGTATCTTTTACCATTTAATAATTCAGATGCCCTCACATTAGCACTATCTTCATTATAGCCAGCTTGTCTTGCACATTCTGTTGGAGTCAATCTACCCTCATTCTCAGAATATATCTTAACAAACACACGTTGTTTATCAGTCAATCCATCAGCTCTGATTGGATACTTTTTTGACATATTTGTGGCACCACTTGTGGCACCTCTCAATCTTTCGTCTACCATCCAAAACCCCGCAGTATAGTTGAATTTTTACTCATTTTTATTTCCAAAAAACAAAAAAGTGCCTTGCGTCGTCTAGAGTAGTGACACATAGGTGACACAACATAAGTCATTGATTTATATAACTTAATAGCCAAATGTGTCACTGTGGCACCAGTTTGGTCCCCGGTAACAAAATAAAAAAAACTTTTTAGCAAATATATCACTATAGATGCCACATTACAAAATATAAATTGACCGATTTCTGCCATTTCCTCTTCCTATCCATCCTCGAGCTATCAATTGATGCACAAATCCATGCACATGTGACTTGGAACGTGACCCCATTAATTGCTTCAGCTCCTCATAAGATGGTGCTATACCGTTTTGATCTATAAATGCTTTTATTATATCAAATACTATTTTTTGTTTGGGTGTTAACCCTTGTTTATCTTTTTTCTTCTTGACCTTTTGCATCTGGATGACTCCAATAATCTTTCCTTACTGTATTTAACATTTCATTCTCACCCCACTCATCAATTGCTTCTTTTGTAATTGATGCCTCAAGGGTCTTTTGTATTTCCTTTTCTTCCTCTGTTAATTCTATCCTATTTGGTCCCTTCTTTCTAACATATGTATGAACTTTAGACCATGTAATAATATATTTTGACGCTTTAGGCCTAGTATAACCACGTTCTGGGTCTAGTGATGGATATTCTGGATGTGGATCTGTATCAAAATTATCCTTGATATACTCCATAACTTGTTCATCATTGTCAAATTGTTTAACAACCTTCTCAATGACTGTTTTATCTAACCATAAATTAATCTCGTACGTCTGCATATGTCACCTGTAAATATTCAATCTTTGTTACCCATCCTTTTGGTATGGCTATACAACCACCACCATGATTATCTTCCCGGTCCACGCACCACGAGCGCATAACCACGACCTTCTCCTTATTATTCACGATCATCCAACCAACCTCTTGACACTTAGCTAACGGCGCATTCAGCATATCCTTAATAGGAAGCCACCCTGTTTCCATGTCACGTGCATCATCCCATGACAAACGCACCATTGGTATAGACTTAATGTCCATTAATGCAGCTTACTCCATTTACGCTCAGCTTCATCAAAGCTTTGCTGCATATCAGGACCAACTGCTTCTTGTTTTATTAAATCAGCATACTCACCAATCAATTCAACCAACATCAAACGTGGGAATACAACACCGTGCACTTTAACTTCACTAAGTTTATCCAACACCGTTGGCACACTGTCACCAGCTTTCGCTGATTTCATTAATATATTATTCATTTTTTTCGCTGCTTTTACTAATGATTCCATTCTATTTCTCCTTTAAAAGCCTG